CATTTCCACACTGCTACCAATATATTCCACTCATACAGTGACCAAGCACGTTTATCCCAGTCTAATCACGTAGCATTTGTAGCTAGCTACGTAGCACCAAGGTGTCCATAGTATTGGTATACAACGACTTACGTAATTCCATGGTATGCTATGCAGTGCTGGTATGGTAGGCATTGCCCAGTGCCACAGCAATAAGGGAGGAGGGGGTCTGATTTTTCTTTTTTCTTTTTTATTATATATATATAAGACACCCCACAAAAAATTCCAAAGCTCATACCGCATTCAACTTGACACCCAGAGTAACATTGGACTCCATAGGGAAGTGATAACTTCCCAGAGCCCCCTCTTTATTTGTATATTGTATGTATACTGGTATAGGTGTTGCAAATTTGCAATGGGTTATTGCAAAAATGCAATAGGGTCCAGAGGGTCCTGTTGCAAAAATGAAATAGGGTATGGATAATAACAAAGAAAAAGACGCACTGATGCAAAGCATCTCCAATGCTATCGTAGAGATACAGAGGGAGAAGGAAGTGCATAAGACCAAGAGTCTGTCTAGGCATAATCCAGAGAAGGTAGCTAAGATACTGTATCTACACGCCCTGGGTTGCTCGCAGACGAATATGATCCGCAAGCACGGTATCTCTAGGAGCACTATTGTGCAGGTGCTAGTGGATTACTCGGATCACACAAACTCCTTTAGGGAGCTAGGGGGACAGCTTTCCGCTAGGAGTTACGTCAACCTAGAGTCCCTAGAGGAGGATGTCATTGATGGCCTAAGAGTAAAGCTCGACAATGGGTACGAGCCAGAGTTCAAGGACCTAAAGGAAATCTCAATTGCTAAAGCAAACTCCCAGAGGCAAGCAATGACAGCCAGAGGCGAGGCATCCCATGTGCTGGATGTGAAGCAGGTGTATACAATGGATGACTTCAACGATACCCTGAGTGCCGCTAGGGATCGCATACAGGAGCTAAAGCAAGCGGATGTAATTGAGGTAGATGAGCACTAATGGAATTAGTATTTACACCGCACCCCCTTATAGAGGCCCCTACGGACGAGGAGATACTCATCCTAGGGCAGAGTGACCCCAGTGTCCTTGAAGAGCTTCACAGAGCACGTGAGGGCCTTATACGGGCATCACAGGAGGATCCACTTAGGCACGGATTTGACTTAGATGGCTGGGCAAGGATTCGGGACGGTGTACGGGATTACAATGAAGTGCTGGCATTGGGTGGAAATCGCAGTGGTAAAACCACGGGGTGTGCCAAGCTAGTAATGGAGGCCGTGACAAAGAACAATGACGGTCATGTTGTGTGCTTCTCACAGAATGCAGATACATCTATTAAGGTGCAGCAAGCGGCAGTGTGGGATATGATGCCCAAGGAGTTCAAGAAGAAGACAAAGAGTATTGAGGGCTACATTAACTTCTCTATGCAGAATGGCTTTACTGCATCCTCCTTCATCTTCCCAGATACTAGGACTCGTGTGGACTTCAAGACGTACACGCAGTTCAGTAACAACCAGACTATCCTAGAGGGCTTCCAGTTTGGATTCAAGGGCAATCCAGAGTTGAATATCGGCAGTTGGCTTGACGAATATCTGGGTGATGCGGCTCTAGTTAATACCCTACGCTTCCGATTGGCTACACTGAACTCCAAGATGCTACTTGGATTTACCCCCATTGACGGATATACGCCCTTCATTGCGGACTACCTAAAGAATTGCAGGACACTAGCTACACGCCCCGCGGAGCTCTTGGATAATGAAGAAGTACCCGTGGTTCAATACTCCCCGATGAGGGACGCAAGCATCGTGTATCTGCACTCCGACGAAAACCCCTTTGGGGGATACGAGCGAATCAAGAAGGACCTACTAGGGCGACCAGACGAAGAGATTCGTGTACGTGCCTACGGTATTCCAGTAAAGAGCATTACATCCCTGCTGCCCCTATTCTCAACGGACGTACAGGTGCTAGGTAATGAGGAGAACGCCAATGGGATGACGTTCCCCGACATTTCCGATACGTCGGAGTTCACCTGCTACCAAGTAGTTGACCCCGCGGGAGCAAGAAACTTCTCTGCTATCTGGGCAGCAGTAAATGAGTTCGGGGAGGTGTACATAATGAGGGAGTGGCCAGACCGAGCTAGCTACGGAGAATGGGCATTGTTCGGTGAAAGGTGGAAGTATGGTCCAGCAGCCAAGAAGATAGGTTATGATGTGCAGGGGTATTGTGCTCTCTTTGAAGAGATAGAGGAAGAGATGGGTATTGAAGTATTTGAACGCATCGGGGACTCAAGATACTTCGCTAGGGAGAATGAAAACAACTTGGATCTCTTTGCATCCTTTGCGGAATTTGACTTCCACTTTGTTCCCTCCGATGGTAGAAACGAAATAATTGGAATACAGGCACTGGATGAATGGTTCTCATATAATCCAAACTACGAGCTGGATGCCGCAAATATGCCCAAGTGCTTTATTCATGAGTCCTGTGAGAATCTAATTGATAGCCTAATTAACTACAATGCACAGGGTAAATCAGACGAGGCACTAAAGGACTTCTTTGATTTAATCCGCTATTTGCGAATGGCAAATGCTGGAGATGGCCCAATTCACTACACGGACACTGACTTTGAGCAGACCAGAACAACAGGAGGATACTAATGAAACAAAAGAAATTAGCTGAAATATACGGGGTAACAGCACCCAAGATTGGCGTACTACGCAAAAAGCTCTGCAATGCAGAGGACTACTGCGAGAAGACCAAGGAACTCACGGAGAGCGGAGTAGCTAAGATAGCTGAGTACTTCAAGGAGAAGGATGATGCAATCATTGAGCCCAAGTTCGTTCGGGTTCAGGCACTGGGACTCACCCCCAATAAATTATTCTGGTACTGCAAGCTACTAGAGAAGCCCGTGCGTAAAATTAGAGTATCCATCCCGTCAACGCACTTGAATGCTATTCGCCCGCAACTAGTGTTCAGGGCACAGGAGGTCGAGAAAAACAATGAAAAGTTCTACAGGCATGAAATTATCTATAAGCGAGAGTTCCAGCGAGAGCAAAGAATTAAAGAAGTTCGCGTCTAAGCACTCAAGTGCATTTGTGGATTGGGAGATACTTCATAGGTGTCAGCACGACATACATGAGGAGATTCCACTATGTGATTTCCTTGACATGATAGCCAGAGATCCCCATTGGTATTCTATATTTTTAAACAACATAAAAATCAGATTAAATAAATAAGAGCGTGTTATAATGCACAATTTATGGAAGACAAAGAACTAGAAGCCTACTACGTTACGTCCAAGCCAGATATCAATGAGTTGAAGCGTGACTACGAGAGCGATGTTACCGAACTTTCCTCATACGTATCTCAGTGCCAAGATAGCTACAATAATCGAAATGCTGAATGGGTTGGTAAGAATAGCCAGCTAACTAAGACTGGGGAAAATGCATTCCCTTGGGACGGTGCATCGGATACTGAAGTAAGGCTCATTGAGCAATGCATCTCTACGTATGTTGGGCTAATGATGAATGCCTTGGCTAAGAGTAACATCCGTGCGTACCCAACGGAATCCTCTGATATGCAGAAGGCTGGAGTAGTTTCGTCCTTCCTGAAGTATATGCAGAACTCTTACATCCGTGACTTTCGTTCGGAGTGTGAGACAGCCGCAAACAATTTACTCGAAAAAGGAATCGCTATTACGTACGTAGACTGGGAAATAAAATCCAGAACACATGACGAAGAGTTTAACTTATCACTAATTGAGGAAGTCGCACCAGAGCTATATGATCTTCTGGCGGATGAAAACCGAGATGAGGAGACAATTGCCATGATGACCGATATGTTTGATTATGTCGATATTCCTAAGGCGAAAAAAGCACTGCGTGAACTCCGCGACTTTGGTGTAGCAAAGATCCCAGTAGCCAAGAAAGATGTATCGCGTCCCTTTGTGGAAACAAAGTTCGCTGACATTGATATTGTTATACCAGCGTATGTTACGGATATTCAGCGAGCACCCAGAGTTCATATGCGTGCGTTCCTTACTCCCCAAGAGATTGAAAACTGTGTAGAGAACAAAGGATGGGATGCAGAAGTCGCAGAGGAACTCATCGAGAACTACCGTGGCTTTGACTACTCTGGCATGAACCAAACCACATACAGCTCACTGCGATCCTCTCAAGCACGAGGGGGATCAACGTATGGTATGTCTGGCATGGTGGATTCCAAGGATTTGATTGAGGTTGTATACACCTACCGTAGGCTCATTGACGAGAAAAGTAACTCTGAAGGAATCTACCTAACAGTTTGGAACCCAAGGCTTACAACTGGGTACTTAAGTAATGAGCTACTATCTGGTTACGATGAGTATCCATTTATATTAACTCGATTAAGTAATGCTGGTAAACGTATTTATGATGTAAATACATTTGGTGATTTGCTTCGTGGCCCTCAAAAGCAAATGAAGACACTGCGTGATGGCTGGAGTGATCAAATGGCTTTGGCTGTTGCACCCCCACTGCTACACCCAGTCGGACGACCCCCAGCCCAAATGGGTGCTGGTGCGTGGATTGGTGTTCGTGCAAACGAAAAGTTTGAGTACATGAATGTTCCGAATACTTCAACGGCTGCTAGCCAGTTAGAGAAGTATGTTCAACAGGAAGCAATGGATCTAGTTGGGCTCAATGAAGAAAGCCAGCTAAGTATGCAACGCCAGCAGTTCTTTATTGACAAGTTTCTTACGCACTGCTCCAGCATCCTGAAGCTAGCATACAAGTCCTTCCTAGTGTTTGGACCCGATGAAAAGTTTTTCCGAGTGACTGGCTACCCAGACGAGCTAGGTATCTACAAGTCCCCAGAGGACGAGAGCATTGATGTTAATATCTCATTCGATGTCCAGAATCAAGACCCAGAAACAATGAAGGCTAAGATTGCAGCGATTCTTGAGCTAGCTAGAAACTCACCCAACAATACATTCAACGTCCAAGCAGCGGAGCAATTTGCAGCGAATGCAATTGATCCAAGTATTGCGGATGCAATTATCCAACCCGAGGGAATGGGGCAGGAAGAAATGGTTAAGGATGTTACTGATGATCTTACCAAGATTTACGCTGGTATCCCAGTGGGTGCTCGACCCAATGGTGGTCAGATCGCAATGCAGGTAATTCAGGAGTACACGGGTCAAGAGGGTATCCAAGGCAGAATCCAATCGGATCCTAGCTTCATGGCTAACCTACAGAACTACGCAGCTCAATATCAACAGCAAGTTGCTCAACAGCAGAATGCA